CGCTTCCGCAATGCTCCACAAAATTGGCGGTTTTGGAATTTGGAGGGGTGAAACATGGTAAAAGGGCGAAAACCACTTTCATCAGCGGTCAAAGACGCGTCGGGAGCCTTCGCAAAAAATCCGCAACGCCGAAACCACGAAGAGCCTAAGCCAAAGTTGAGCGACCCGAAGATCCCCGATCACGTCGAAGCCGATCCCGTTGCAAAATCGCGTTGGTTTTGGGTGTGCGACCAACTCCGCGAAATGAACTTGCTACATGCAACCGATCAAGGCTTGATTGCGGGTTATTGTCTCGACTACTCGATGATGATTTCGCTTTGGAGTCACATAAAAGGCGGAATCGTCAGCGAGATGAACGAGAAGGGCAGCGTATCGACGAAGCCCGAAGCGAATCAGTTCCACAAGTTTGCGGATCGATGCCTAAAGCGTGAGGCCGAACTAGGCTTGACTCCATCATCGAGGGCACGACTGAGGGCACCGCAGGCTGAGGAGGAGGACGTATTTGAAGAGTGGCTAAAGAGGGCAACGGGTTGATAGCATCGGGCGTTCGACAAAGAGTCGAAGATTACTGCGAAGCGGTCGAGAGTGGCGAAATTATCGCTTGCGACCGCGTCAAGGATGCCGTACGCCGATACCGTCTTGACTTCGAGCATCAAAGCACGCCAGGCTTCCCGTATCACTTCGACGAGCGACACGCAACGGCGGTTTGCGACTTCTTCCCGTTGGTGCTGCGTCACTCAATAGGCGAGTTTGCAGGGCATCCGCTAATCCTCGAAGACTGGCAACTCTTTGGGCTTTGGAACATCTTTGGATGGAAGCGTAACGACGACAATTCTCGACGCTTTCGCAAAGTCTATTGGTCGATGGCTAGGAAAAATGGCAAGTCCACGATGATAGCCGGGCTATGCCACTATCTAGCGATGGCTGACATTGACCCGAAGACGCGAAAGCCGGAAGCAGTCGGCCAGATACTTTTGACCGCGACCAAGAAGGAACAAGCCGACGTTGTGTACAGCGAATGCGAACGCATGGTTGACCAGTCGCATCCACTGCAAAAGTACACGGACATAAAAAACGAAACGATCACCTACCGCCACAACCTATCCTTCATACGCAAGGTATCGAGCGAGAAGCCCTTCGATGGACTGAATCCGCATTGCGTTGTCATGGATGAGTTGCACGCTTGGGGCGAGTACCATCGCAAGTTTTACGACACAATGGTAACTGGGTCAGGGTCACGCTCACAGCCTTTACACCTGATTATCACAACAGCCGGCGCGGATGACTCGCTATTGTGGCTTGATGAGTACACGTACGCAACGAACGTAGTGAGCGGCATCCATAAGGACGAGTCCCTCTTCGCGTTGATCTACGAACTAGACGAAAAAGACGATCCCGGAGAGGAAGCGAACTGGAAAAAGGCTAACCCAAACCTCAATGTATCGATCAAAGCGGACTACCTACGCCAGCGATGGAACGAGGACAAGTCAACGGCCCTCGGTGTCAATCGCTTCACTCGTTATCACGGTAATCGCGTTGTTTCCTCGACGGAAAAGGCATTCGACTTAGCGGCTTTTGATCGATGCGTCGGCGTTCATTCAGATTGGCGTGAGGCTGACGGACTTGGAGCGGGGGTTGACTTAGGATCCCGCGATGACCTTGCAGCGTACGCGATCTGTGGACGATTCCCGGTTGCAGTTGATGACAAGGGAAAAACCGTGTACCGCTACGAAATCAAAACGCGGGCATTTATTGCAGCTGACTCAAAACGCGACCTATCCGCAATGCCGTTCGCGGAGTTCATTCACACGGAAGAGTTGTACAAGTGCGAGTACCCAATCGAGGACTTGACCGCATCGCTTATTGAAGAGCTTGAGGCGTACGAAATACAGACCGTTGCGTACGATCCTTACAACGGCCAGCAACTAGGCGAGAAGTTGGAGAAGACCGGAGCGGTAGCGGCTCGCATGGCACAGAATCAAGCCAACTTCAACGAAGCGATTCGAGACTTCATTCAGTTGATGCAAGAGGGGCGGCTAGTCTTTTCGGACTCCAAGCTGCTTCGGTGGTGCGCCAACAATGCAATTATCTGCAAAGACCGTCAGGATAGGTGGATGTTCGACAAGAAAAACTCGAAAGACAAGATTGATCCTATCGTAGCTGCGGTAATGGCCTACCGCATCGCAAGTTTGCAAAAAGAGCGTTCATCGGGTAGTTTATACGTTACTTAAGGAGTATGCCGCATGTCACTGATGACCGCCTTACTGCAATGGATGGGTTTGAACGAAGACCAGTTCAGCAACGGTCGAAAGGTCGGCGTACGAGAAGCCCTCGGAGTACCTCCGGCATGGTATGCACACAACAAACTGACTGGTGACTTTGGGCGATTGCCTATCGACGTTAAACGTCGAGAGGATGACGGAGCCGTAAACGATACCGATCATCCAGGCTATCTGCTACTCCGCGAAGAGCCTAACAAGGTGCAGGCTCCGACGACCTTCAAGGAACAAATGCTTTCGCACGCTCTTATGCGTGGCAACGGGCGAGCAGCGATTATTCGCAGTGGTGGACGGCCTGTCGAGTTGATTCCGATGTTGCCTGAGAGCACATGGACGATCATCTACAGCGGCAAGAAATGGCACGTTACCGAGCCAGAAGATCAAACCAAAAAAGACCTGTTCGACGGATTCGACACCGACAAGAACGGATACCTAATCTTCCCGGATGCCGATGTATTACACCTTCCCGGCTTTTCGTACGATGGAGTCGAGGGAATTGGATTGCTTGATATTGCGAACATCACATTTTCAACGGGTGTAGAGCAAACGAAGTTCACCAATACGCAATTGCGACGCGGCTTTAGGGGTAAACTTTTTCTCGAAGCCCCTGCTGGAGCGTTTCGCAAAGCAGAGGACGCGAAAGTGTTTATTGACGCGTTTAACAAGGTCGAAGCTGGGGCCGAAAACTCTGCTAAAGCGGGCTTGCTACGCGAAGGGGTTAAGGCCAACGCGGTGTCGATGAGCAACAATGACGCACAGTTTGCCGAGTTGCAACGGTTTACACGGCAAGATATCGGTATGCTCTTTGGACTCGAAGGAATGCCGGGCGATGGCGAAAGCACCTCGTACAATTCGCTGGAGCAAAAGAACCTAGCCTACATGCAAGCCCTTGACCGTTGGCTAGTCAAGTTTGAAGAGCAATGCGACATGAAACTGCGAACGCAACAAGAGAAGCAGACCGGCGAAGTTTACTTCAAGTTCAATGCGGCGGCTCTTTACAGAACCGACTTGCGTACCACGATGGAAAGCTTTAGCAAGGCGATTGCATCGCGGATTATGAATCCGAACGAATGCAGGGCAAAACTAGACCTCAATCCCTACGTCGGCGGCGATGAGTTTATCAACCCGGCTATCTCGGAAGCGACTGGTGAACAGTCTGTTGATGAGGTCGAGGACACGCCAGAAGACGACGCAGAGGACGCGACCGAAGACGCACAAAACGCGATGGCAGTTGAGCAGATGTTGCGTGACCTCATTAAGACAGAGGGCAATAACGCGATCAATGCCAGCGGAAAGTCGCAATTCGTGGCGTGGATAGGCAAAAATTACCCCAAGTGGCAAGCGAAATTAGCGGATAAGATCGAAGCCATCGGACTCGACCGCGACTTGGCTCGCATCCATTGCGAAAAATCGACGCTAATTTTGGCTGAATTAGCGGCTAAAAACGGGGGCGAATCGCTTAAAAAAGCGGTCGAAAACGAGGTAAAAACGTGGGAAAACAGGGTTTTTGACCTGAAAAGGGGTGGAAAATGATTGAAGTTAAAGCGGAATTGAACGAAATACTGCTGTCGGGCGTTGTTGGCGACGGATGGGACGAAAACCCCATTACACAGCGTGGCGTGGTCGATGCTCTTCGCTCCTTCGGGTCAAATGCGGTGACCGTTCGCATCAACTCCCCAGGAGGGGCGGCTGATGAGGGAATCGGCATCTATAACGCACTGCGATCCCACAAAGGCGAGGTTACTACGATCAACGACAGCCTAGCGGCATCGGCGGCATCGATCATTTTCTTAGGCGGTGCTAAGCGGCTGATGGCGGATGGGTCGAGACTCATGATCCATCGGGCGATGGGTTTTGCATTCGGCAACCGGGAAGAGCTAGCGAAGGTCATAAACGCTCTCGAATCCTACGACGCAAGCCTTGCTGACATCTATTCGCAATACGCGAAACTGTCGAAAAGCGAAATCGAAACCGCAATGGCAAATGAGTCGTGGTACGAAGTCGAAAAGGCTATCGAGTTAGGCTTTGCTACGGGTCGAGTCGAGAACGGCGGCAAGAAGCGAAAGACCTCGAACGCATTCGACCAAGCCAAGGTTAATTTGCTCAAGGCAAAGATGGCTCAGTATGCTGGAGGCTTGAAGTGAGTAACAACGAGAATCGAAGTGCATACCCAGACGACGCTCCTAATTCTTGGAGTGACGAAGCGTGGGAGGAGTCCTGCATGGAATGCGAGGATTGCAAAAAACTTGTATGGGAGGCCAGGTGGTACGACGACCCGCCTCGTGCCGGCGGCTCTTGCATCGGCATAAAATACGAATGCGGAGATTGCGGATGGGTTGGTAGTGCTTGACAAGCCGCTAGGCACTTGCTAGGTTTAATGCGTCGGCCAGAAGTGCCGACACTCTGCAACTAATTAGCGGCAGTGACACACGGGAAATGTTTTAAGTAACACCGTGGCAGTCATGCCGCTATCTTGGTTTATCGACTGCCACACAGCACAGGAGCAGTCGGTAT